ACCTACACTTAAGCCTTCGTCTGCTGCGTCAGATTTTTATAAGAGACAGGCATTATAATAGGTTATTTCTTTTTCTTCTTCGTATATTTAACAATCTTCTTAGACACGGGCATTTGGGATAAAGCTCCGAACGTGTCACCACTGCCAACAGAGCCTCCCTGAACGCCATTCCCGAGAGATGGGGCAGATATATCACCTGCGTTTTCTTTTACTCTTCGTACCGAGTAGCGTTTCGTTTGCCTCTTCATGTTCAATATCATTTACAAAGGCTTCGCCTTCGTTTTCCTCTTCGTATGATGCTCTGTATCTATCATCTTCTACATCCTTACCTCCGTTATGTATCATATCAGCGATACTCTTGAGGTCAGAGCCTTCAATGTGGTATTTATTACTACGTAGTACACCCGAGAATTTTCTTATACCGAGAAGGGCAGAGCCAATGGAGATAATGACCACATCCTTATCTATAAGAGCAAGTATATTGCTCGCCTCGGAGGTCTTTATCATATAGAACACTGCGAGTACAATGAAAATAAAAAGCCCTATAAGAAGGGTTATAGACCCCATAAGACCCGATGCAGAGGTATCAGTCTCAGGACTATTTAGCTTATTTAGCCAATTCATTATCCCGCCCGATTTCTTTTCTTCTGTTTTCTTTGCTGATGGCATAGATTTATGGTTTATGTGTAAATTATTTATTATGGTGGATGGAGCATACGCAAGGGAATATCAAAGATTAGATAGGGGAGGCAACTCCATTGAAATACGGAAAGCCGTTACTGATAGGCTGATAAGACCATTAGCCAAGGGGCATCTATACTCCAATCCACGGATATTTAGCTTTGCCACTCTTCTTAGGCGTGACGACAAGTCCCTTCGTATTGTACTCGTTCTTAGATTTAGACCCAAAGTACCTAACGTTCTCGTCCTTGATATAACGAGCTTTACACCTGAGGAGATAGCCAAGGTATTAGATTTGTTTGAAGACCAAGGTTTTCGTAACACGATAACCAAGGACGTTGGTGTTGCTGAGGTTGTGGTTGGAAAGATGCTTAACAAGCAACAGATGAATGAAGATGATACGTGGCTAAAGACATATAAGTATAGCGACATATACAACATTCAGGAGGTGCGGTACGAAGACCATATCCTACTTCCATTCCTGAAGAAAGAGATAGATATGAAAGCGAAGAGGGGTTAAGGTTGTTACGCCTTAACCCCTCCTCTCATATTATTCAATGGAAAGAGTTTTACTTCTTTTCTTCTTCAAGAGGGTTGAGTGGTAAACCGAAGTTCTCACCTGCCGCTTCCGAGACCTTCTTGATGAATGGGTTGTTCATACCCAAGTCAAGAACCTTGTTGCACTTAGCACAGACAAGTAGTTGGATTGGTGCTTTGTCGGGTGCTTCTGCGATATTCTCCAAGTTCCTTACCTCAACTAAGATAGTCTGTGTGGCTACCGAGGTGTTTCCGCAACGAGGACAAGCGCAGAGCTTAACATCCAGCTTGCTGATGTCGGTGAGTTCAGGACTATTCATCACCTTCAGGCTTTTTGTCCGAGATGATGATTACTCCGTCTTCCGTGACCTCAGTGACGTAGACATCAATAATATCATCCTTTCTGATAGCACCGCTCTCTACCTTCGTCTTGAACTCTTCGCTTGAGTTCTTGTAGTGGATAATCCCGTCAAAGGTAGAAGCCCCATTGGGAAGCATAATCTCAAGGAACACCCCGTAGTATGCAGACCCACTGACGATAGCCGTGAGAGGCTCGCTACTACCTGCAAGTTCCTTACATACTGACGATGCGATGATACGCTTAGCTTCCTTGTGAGAAACTACATAAGAGTCGCTACGTCTGTCGTACGAGAGGGCTACCACTTCAAGCTCAAGACCGATATTCGTCTTGTTCTCTTCAATGAGAGCCTGAATAGCCTTTTCCCTTTCTTCCTTAGACACCTTGTCTCTTGATGGGAGGCTACCACCGAGTGAAGCCTGAGAGTAAGGAAGGAAGCATTCAAGACCATCTACGATGATAGTATAACCACCTGCATTGACACCCGTGATGACACCCGTGTAGATGGTAGACCAAGCGGAAGAGGCTTCATTGTTGAGACGCTTAATCTTGTTCTCGGTACGAGCATCGCTTGCGGTATTACCTCTGAGGTCAAGTTTGATACCGACCATCTCCTTGCGTGCGCTGAGAGCGTTGGATGAGCGGGACATTCTTTCCTTGACACCGAGGATGATACCTTCGTAGAATGACCCATTGCCATTCTTATCAATGTAGACATTGCCTACTCGGGTGATGAAGTCCTGCTTGCCGAATGCGGTGACAAGGCTTGCATAAAGCTCCTCTACGGACATATTATCACCAAGGACATCAAGGATACGCTTATCCTTTTCAAGGTCTACACAAGCACTGAGACCTGACTCGGTATGGACAATAACCTTGTTATTTGGTGCAAGGTCAATGCCCGTGATAGCAAGGAGAGAACCCTTCGTCTTAGAGCTGATGGTATCCACGTCCTTGGAAATCTTAAACGTAGATGACGTATAAGCCTTGTAGTCATCTTCTACGTTTTCACCTGATGCATAAATCCATTCCTTCTTGCTCAGTCGGTGCTTCTTCACCTTTGAGTGACCAAGTCTTTCATACGCATCCCAATCAAAGCCTGCAACGCCTTCGTTGCCAAGCTCCTTAGCGTAAGGACGAACGTCCTTGTTTTCCGAAACCTTCATTAAATGTGAGTTTTAAGGTTAGAGATAAAATTAAATCTTGATAGTAGACTCAGCCCTCTTTATGACTTCAATGATGAAGTACTTAGACTCTTCGCCCGAGTGACCATCCATAACGTGCGCACTGACGATACGTGGGGCTTGCATTCCACAGGCATCGGGAGTGACCTTGAAGATGACCTTGTTGGATGAGCTGTCGTTTCCGTAGAGGAATGCCGATAGGTCTCCTCGTGAGATGGGGAACGAGAATGGAGCTTCGTTATGAGCTTCACCGAGCTTCACCGAGAACGAACCATCAGGTGCTGTAACGAAGAAGTCGCCATTGGGCTTCAGCTCCACATTAACAGCCTGAGTAGACTTATCTTCACCTGACGTATCCGAAACAATCTTCAGCGTATCGGAAAGGAGCTTAATCCTACTTCCGTCTACCTCAACGCTCACCTGAGGTCTGCCGAAGCCACTGAACATCTCATCAAAGAACGTGTTGGATACGATAGGCACGAAGTCAATCTTGAAGACGTTGTAACCAACGTGTACACCATCACCTGAGATATACATCTTGTCCTTAGCGATAGCGACATCCATATTCTCCTCAGTGAAACGCATCCTTGCCATATAGTCCTTGCTCGTCTGAGGAAGAACATCCGTAGCTGAGATAATCAGCTTAGCATCGTCTGTCGTCTTAGAGATGAACGCAAGCGTTGATTGGAACATAACGAGCGTATCCTTGATACACACCAAGTATTTCTTCTTACCTGCGTGCGTTGGAATTTCCTCGCCTACTTCATTTTCCAGCTTGAACCCGTCTACACCTGCATCTTCAAACGAGATACGAGAGTAGCGTCCAATACGTGGTGCTTGGGCATTGATACCCGTTGCTTCAAAGAACTGACCATTAAGGTCAATTTCAATACAGAGTGAGTTCTTACTCTTACTTCCAAGGAACATATCGGGAATCCCGAAGTAGCCCTTGAGCCATTCAGATAGACCTGAGAAGTTGCTACTTGAATGGAATGTTAGTTTGTAGTTTGGCATAAACCATACTGATTAAAAAGAAAGGTAGCAGTAGGACTTTCCTACCACTACCTTATTATAGAAGACTAAAAAACTTCTTCGTTTCGTTAGTACTTATGTTCTTTGCGTATCTTCTCCATATGAGCGAGCTTATCAGTAATCGTATATTCTTTGGTATGCCCTCTCCTGAATGCTTCTTCAACGCTTTCTGCCTCATCGGGCGTTTCGTGAATATCTTGCTTGGTCACTTTCCTATCCTGCTCAGATGCGAATATAGATACTCTTCCTACTCTATTATCATCAGCACTTCCGTGAAGTCGTATTGTCTTGCTTGGTTGCGCTACATCCTCCGTTTGGTGAAGGACTGCCCTTGGTGCTGTTGAGTACTCTTCTGATGAATATATGTCTACGGGTCTTGCTTCGGTCATCCCATCATCCGCCTTGTATAGGTTGGGCGTATGCACCTGACCGCTCTCCTCGGAAGAATGTAGTCTTACGCTCACCTCGTGCGAATGGTCTTCTCCCGTTGCGTGGATATTGACATTGGGTGCATTGAGATTTTCCTTGCTTTCGTACATTGATACTCCTGGGAGTTCGTTGTGGTCTTCTGCGCTGTAAAGAGGGTCACTCTTTAGCTTCAGCTCTTCCTCCGATGAGTACATATCCACGTTCTGAATGGCGTTATCATCTTCGGTCTTGGCAAGATGAACATCCTTGACATACTCTCGTTCATCAGAAGCAAAGATGGAATGCTTCACCACCTTACTCTTATCCTCAGTTGAGTGCATATGCACTTCGGGTGACTGCACCTCGTCCGTGGTCTTGTATATATTCGTAGTTCCAATCTTCGTGCTATCAGGAGTTGATAGTAGGCTTGGTTCTGCTATGTTGTTCTCGTCAGTTGAGCTGTATATATTTGCGTCAGGCGTTTCGTTCTTCTCCTTGCTTGCGAATATGCTTGCGGTAGGAGTAATCACATCAGGAGAGGTTGAGATAAGGCTTATGTTGCTGTTCAGCTCGCCTCCATCCTCAGACTTGAATAGGTTTTCCTCTCCGACCTTGTCGTCCTCTTCCGTCTTGTGTAGCTCTACAATATCCTCAATAAAATGCTTCTCTGCATAGCTCTCCATATAGCTATACAAAGTCATATTAGATAGCACCTCCTTGGAAGTATTGATGATAACCTCTTCGGCTTCATCGGAGGGCTTACGCATTGAAATCTGTTTCAGCGTCTCGTTGAAGATGGCATCAGACTGCTCCTTGGTTATATCAAAGACCTCCATCTTCTTCCTCATGCTATCTTGGATAAGACCGAGTAGCCCTATGACATTCTGCGTGCCGATAGTCTCAAGGTATTCAGTAACGGAGTGCCCGCCAAGGACGGGGGAAAACGTCAGCCCTTCTATCGCATTCTCAAGGCGAGTACCAACACTTCCTTCCACCCACTTACCGAGTTTATCCACCCATCCTCCGATAGTACCCCAAAGAGGAGAGGACGCTTCCGAACCGCCATACTTGTTGTTCTCCACCGAGGGGACATCGGTAAAGTAATATGGTTGTAGTACGTTTATCTTCCTATCCTTATCCGCAAGGTGAATGGCATCTGATACGACATTTGAGCCTTTTAGGTATAGGCTTGCAATGCGGTAGTCGCTCTCGTCATTCCCTTGGTTGAGGTCGGTATTGTTGATGGATATAATCTTATCGTCAATGATAGTTGATATGGATGTTGGCACTTTGTCTGCACCAAGGTAGCTGTACTTCTCTGCCGTTGGAAATCTTCTGTAGAAGACCTCGCTCGCATACGCTTCGTCTATATCATCTATCGTTGCGGTAAAGCGGTGTGTTACGTTTACATTCCTTACATTAACTATGAAGTTAAAGGTCTTGGAATATCCATGCTGTGTATCATCATAGTTGTTAGAGAAGATTTGGTTGATAGAGCGAATGTCAATATCGCACATATCACACTCAATCATCGTGACGGGTGCTATGGTATCCACAACCTCCATGACAAGGTTCAGTGCTGATGCGCTGAGCTTGCTACTTAGTCCCACCGCCTTCGCCGCACCCGACAACTTCTCCTCAACCTTACCCTTCACCCTATCGGTAACGCCACGGGCTATATCATTCAAATTCCTCGTGAGGATATTTGTAGCCTGCGCACGGATACTCGCACCTCGTGAAGAAGGTATCTGAGGAACTTCAAAATCCATCACCTTCTCCATAAAGTCCTTATTCTTCTCAGGCTGTGCAGTCGTCTTGTCCGCACCGAAGATAGAAGAGCCAGCACGCTTGGTGAACAGCCTATAATCAGAGATATAGATATACATCTTGAAGAAGCGTGACATATCAGGCATCGTATGCTTATGCCACTTGTCGTCCCATACGATACTCCTATAAAGGGAAAGCATATGCCTTACCCTTTGGTCAAGGGTATCACGCATCGTAAACGTCACCTTAGCACCTTCGTATCCCTCCTTGATGCGAGGTCCATATTTAGGCTCAATGTTGAGAAGGCTTTGTATGCCCGATACACTCTCAAACAGATATGGATGGTTGGTTTGTAGCTCGTGCCATCCACCAATGAAGTCAAGGAGCATTTCAGCCCTTGCGTCCTGATTTGAGTTTAGTAGGTAAGTGTATGCCGAGTACGCCCCTTGCGGAACAAGGCTATGGTCTACGAGTGAACTGCTCCTAATCTGCGTTGTAGGGATAGGCAACTGAAAGAATGGAGTTGGCATATGGTCATATAAGATGCTCCCCTCAATCTTGTTGTTATGAGCTGGGAATGTGAACATCTTGTCTCCAAACAGCGACTGCCCCTTGATGATACCGAACTCCACCTTAAACGCAAGGGCTGTCGGGTCTTCAAGGTCTCTCCTGAAAACCCCTCTCCTCAGCGTATTAAGGAGAGGATACTCCATTCTTATGTTCCTCGTAAATGCCATGTTATCATATTTAACGACAAAGCCACGAACCTGCAAAAAGCAAGTCCGTGGTTGTCACGTGTGTTGGTTAGATTGATGTTTGCTAAGAGACTACAACTACATTACAGATGCGTTCTACGTCCTTTATTATATCCTCGTACGAGTTGTAATACCGAAGAGGAACGGGGTCATCGGGAAATCCATCGGCAAGCCACTTAGGGTCTACTTCGGGATTTTTCGGTGGGTAGATAGTAATCTCGTAGTCAGCCTTCTCGTTGGTGAAGACGAGAAACCCGAGTTGGTTAGTTTTGAACTTCGCCAGCTTCGGTGACTTCGTCCTTCTTTTCTTCGTCTTCATTGGCTACTTCAGTTGCTGGCGTTTCCACCTTGGTAGGATTACCGAACTGCTTTACGATGCTGTTGGACTTGAGCGTCTCAATACACTGCTTCATATTGTCTCGTGCCATATCGTATTCCTTCAGGTCAAGGCATACGACCCAAGAGACGAGCTTGTAGAACTCATTACTCCAAATAATCTGCATATCTTCATACGCATTCTTTGATGAGCTACCACCAATAAGGCTTGAAACCTTCATATTGATGTAGTCATTGATGTCCAAATGACCATAGCTTGTCTGTTCTGATGATAGGGACAGCGGAGTGGTTGCAGACAAGAGGCTCTCCATTCGTGCGAAGTCCATAGCATCATAAGCCTCAAACATTTCCGAGATTTGACCCAACAGCTTTGAGTCTATATTCTTCAGGTTTCTTGCGACATTACCAAGAAGTACGCTCAGTCTCTCTTGGAGTACAGCGTGATAGTCTTCTTCAAGATGCTCGTCATCCATCTCGGTCTTCTTTCCCTTTAGTAGGGCTTCAACGTAGTCAATGGCGGGCTTGATGAGGGAGGGTTTTGCTGTCGCTACGATGAGGACGAGCAAAAGGATTACGATGATAAACATAATAGGAATTGTTTTTAGTTAGTTGAAAGAGAAGAATGCCCGAACCCGATGATGAGTTCGGGCATTCCGATGTTTAGTTATTCTTAGAGGAGACCTGCTTCTTCAAGGAACTTGTTTTCAAGTTCAATGCACTTAGCGAGGTCGTGTTCGTACTTATTCTCAACGGGGAGAGCTTCTACGCAGAACGAGATTGATGCGAGCTGAGCGACTTCCAGCTTACGTTCAAGTTCCTTCTTGCGGTCTTCAAAGTCCTTGAGCATGCTGAGAGAACGCTGTGAAATCTTGTAGAGGTTCGTAGCGTTGTCTCTGAACCATTCCGAACTCTTGATACCCGTACCCTTAGGTTCTTTGAGGAACACTGCGATGACCATAGTCTCGTAGTAGGAGAGCTTCAGGTCAGAGAAGGTCTTGTTCTTTCTCTTGCTTGAAATCTCTTCAAGGGTCTCGTGGATTGCGAGGACGGCACGGAATTGGTCGCCCGACCACTGACAATAGCGTTCAAAGAAAGTCTGAAGGACAACTGCGAATGCTTCCGACTCGTTCTTATCTTCCGAGAGAGAGAGCTTGAGGTCTTCGTGGAACGCACGATTAGCTTCTTCCCATTCCTCAGCGAGAGCCTTCACTTCTGCTTCTGTTGGAATCTTTTCAATATCCACCAGCTTGATACGCTCTGAAGCCTTCTGAGTCTCCAAAACTTCCTTCATAAAGGATTCTCGTGCCTCAGTTGGGGCAGTAGCGTAATCAATAGGCTCATTGACCGCTTCAAGGTCTTCCTTTGGCATCTCAACGTTGCCTTCTGCGTCACGTACTACTTCTTCCTGGGTAGCTTCAGGCTGAGCAACTGCCGTTGCTTCTTCGCCTACATTCTTAATTTCTTCTGCTGACATTCTAATTATATTTTAATTGAACTTGGGAACGATTTCCCGTTTATCTATTATAGAAAGGCTGTTATCAACACCCGTGTAGGTTGAGTATACCTCAATCCAAAATATATTTGCGCTTGATGAAGCTAACTTATCTGATAGGATGACTTCGGTGTTGGTGGATAAGCTGTCAATGGTTGGGGACTCCCACGAAGCGTCTTCAAGAGCGTCAAGGATATATCCGTAGATGTTTTCTCGGACTTGGTCAATGACATTCGCCCCGTTGAACTCCTCGGTATATACGCATAGGACTACGGAGTCTACATTATAGCACTCCCCATTGGTGAGGAGTACTCCGTAGTCGGTCTTCACAGAGAAGACTCTCTGTGAAGATTTTGGGATGGACTGAGGGGTTGTGTGTTGTTCCTTCTTTTCGGCTTCCGTGGTTAGGATAACCGAGACAGCCCAAAATGTCAGCAGGGCGAAGACGATTGCGATGGCGACCTTTACCAAGGTCTTGAGGCTCTCATTGCTCATGATTCTTTTTGTTTTACTATTTGTTAGACATTCCCTATTGGGTTTCTTTATAGTGCAAAGATAAGAAGAAAGTTCGGAGAAACCAAATTCTCCGAACTTTCATTCATCATTCTATTAGCACAGACGTTTAAGACTCGTCATCCTCTTCGTCAAGCATACACATAAGTGCGATAAGTTCAAGAGCAGAGTCCTCGGGGACTTCGTACTCAACACCATCTTCGTCAAGGAAGACGATATGGAACTCTTCGCTACCATTGTTTGCCTTTGGAGCTTCCTTCTTTGGTGACTTCTTCTTCCCTTCAAGGTCAGAAATCTTAGGTGCATCTGCTACTTTGAACTTTTCGTAGCTTGGCATCCCTTCCAACTCCTTTGCCGCATCGGAGAGGAATTTACTGCCATATTTTTCTCTCCACTTTTCAACCTCTTCATGTTCGCTTGTGGAGAAAAGTCTGTCAAGAGGCTTACTCTTTGGAGCTTCTTCATTGAAGTACTGAATGGCAGGCATCTTCTTTGAAACGGAGATGCTTTTGTCAGAGCAGACGTGACCGACACAAGAGACACCCCTCTTAGCTTGTTCTATAGCCTTAGCTTCTTCTGCCTCCTTACGCCTTCCAAGCTCCTTGGGGTATTCCGTGAGGAAGGCGCATAGGTTTGGATACAGCGTCTCTGATACTTCTACGTTAGTACCTCCAAGCTCATGTTGCAAGTTGTTGTATAGGTCATCCTTCGTCTCTCGGACAAACCGCTTCAGCTCCTTGTAGTTGTCAGTAGCCCTATTGAGTGCAATAGTGACTGCATTCAAGAGAGAGTTTTCAGATTCATTGGCAACCTCTGCCGTTGAGCCATATAGGAAATCAACGATACCACACTCGTTCTTCTTGCGAATAGCGTGGTTTCCGACCTTGGTGAATCCCTCAACCGCCAAGATGATGCTATCAATAGAAGAGTTTATCTCAGAGTTAGATGACGTGTTGAACTCTTCAAGAGCATTCAGGGCGATGATGTCGTCCTCTGCTCTGCGTAGTAGTTCTTCTGAGTAGATAGGTGCTCTACTACTACTGAATGAAAAATTAGCCATAATTCTTATCACTTGATTTCGCAAGCTCCCCCTGCGCAAGACATTGCACCGAGTTCGTCTGCATTACTGAATTTGTCGCCACCGAAGTCTACCGAACTCCAATCAATGGGGTTGTAGGTCTTCTTCAGTACTTCGAAGTAGTGAAGGTTATTAACCACCTTTAGGAGATTAACCGCCTTGTAGACATCACCTGCATAGTAGTTCTTAGCGAACTTCTTAACACGTCTTACGATGTCCAGCTTCTCGTGTAGGTTGTCTACCTTGTTGGAAATCTTTTCTTCCAAGATAGCACGGATGCTCATCTTGCTACTATCGTCAAGAGGAAGGTCAATCTTATGCTCCTGAGCGTAAGCGTTTATATGGTCTTCTGTTACCGAAAGGACTTCACCACGACCGAGGATGGTCTGACATGCCTTCCAAATATCGGGAGACTTGAACGCCTTGATGACATCCACAACGAGACCTGATGCGAAGAGAGAAGCAACGCCATACTCACGGGTGATTTCCTCCATACTGAGCACTCGGCACATTGGGGGCTGAGGAAGGTCAAGGTCTCCGTAGGTAGAGAGGAAGGAGACACCAGCGATATAGTCTTGGTTATCCCAAACCCATTCCTTCACCTTGTCCCATTCGTTATCGGGAACGTCAATCGTATTTGATACGTTGTTCTTTACGGGAGACTTTTGGTCTTTCATCCCAACGAGTACCCAGCTCTGCTGTACGAGCTTAACGTATTCAAGGAGCTTCAGACCCTGCAAGTCACCACGGAGGATAGTAGAATCATCTTCTTCAATAGGGAAGAAAATCTTCTTGTCCGTAGCAGGCTTGAAGATGTTGGGCTGTACAGCCTTGGGGTTAGCCTCTTCGTAAGCCTTGAGGTTGGGTTCTTCGTTGTTAGCTTCCACGCTACGCAGGTACTTCTTAGCGTAAGCTCCGTGGATACCTGAGGTCATTCCGAGAAGCAAACTGACCGTCCCATCGGGCTTGACACAGGTCGTTCTTGACGCTGGGTTAATGCCGAGGATACGTGCAATCTTAGCGTTCTGCTGACGCACCTGAATAGCACCAACGGCAAGAATATCCTTATTGAGGAGGATGGCAGGGTTGTTCATAATACCACCGATAGACACACCGATAAGAGGGTCTGACTTGATGATATTCGTTGTAGCCTCACCAAGGTAGGGGAAGTTCATATAGCTCGCCTGAATGGTAGCGAGAGTAGATGCGCAAGCGCAAATCTTGTAGAACTCATCTTCAGTGGTACATTCATTACCATTGATGGATACAAGGTTACATACCTGCCAGCCCGTATTACCGAACTCATCTACGGGAGCGAAACCAATCTCACAGCAAGGATTAGTACCGACACCGAACTCGTCTCTCCAAAAGAGACCAGGGTCTCCGCTCGTGCGCATTGCATGGAAGAGCTTGTCATAGACCTCTCTCTGAACCTGACCTCGGTCAAGAGCCGCAGACATGTTGAAGCGAGCACGCTGAGGGTTCTCCGTGAACCAATCACCCGTCTTGCATTCAACCATCTCCGTATCTTCGGGGGAGAAGAGAATCATAAGGGCTGACCTACGAACGCCACCCGAGAGAACTGAATCGGAAAGGTGAGCGATGATGTCTGCACACTGAAGAGGTGATAGCTTGGTAGCACCCGAAGCCACAGCACCTGCAATCACCTTGTCAATACGACCGATGCTTTCACGAAGACCATTAGGTCCTGGGGCGATGAAGCGACCTGCAATCTTTGCACCCTTGGGACGAATTTCCGAGTAGTCAAACATAGGCTTCTTTGAACCCTTAACAAAGTAGTAGGTAAGAAGTCTATGGATAGCATCAGCCCATCCCTCAATGCTGTCCTCAATCAAGAACAGCTCCTTTTCCTTTTCAAGCTCCTCTTCCTTCAGAAGGTCAGGGAGCTTTTCAACGTGCGCTTTCTCTACCGAAAGACCGCAACCGCAACCGCTCAGCAGAAGCCATTCGATTTCTCGGAAGACCTCTAATCTATCGCAGTGCGAGTAGCTACAATTATATGATTTTGCAGACGACTTGAGTACGGGGTCTCCACCGAACTGAAGGTTTCTTTGAGAGCCTACGAACTTCTTCTTCTCGTAGTATTCAATAGCCTCTTCAAACTGCTTCATGAACCACTCGTCCTTGAGTGCTTCGGGGGCAAAGGTGGCGAGGTGCGTGAGGTGCATATCCTTGATACGCTGTACACTTTCCTTCCACACTTCCTTACGACCTAAGTCCTCTCGGTAGAGAGAGTACTTACTTTGGTACACGTAGTCTGATAACGCTTGTTTGCTTTCCGTCATTTGATGTTGGGTGATATGTATGTGAATAATTAAACGATGATGGGAGCAAGCTCCCATTGTAGACTATTATAGTAGTAGTCGGGAGGAGACCCGCCCCTCCCGATTCCTTACTTTCTTTGCCACTTAGGCTCGGATTCCTTAAAGGACATCAGGGGCTTGATGACGAAGTAATCGTAGAGCTTAGCTGTGATTACTTCGCTGATGCTCTTGCTGTCCTTATAGGCTGAGGGAGCTTCATCAATGGTATTCTCATTGATGGTATGGCTGATGATGCCCTTAGTCTGTTCCTTGTACTCATCAATGGAAATATCAAGGACGGCTTCGCCACGAGACTTAGAGCGTCCTGCCCCGTGAGGTAGGTTATATCCCCACTCTGCCACATTGCCACTTGCACGACCAACGATAGTCCCGTCACGCATATTAAGAGGGATAGCAATAAGTTCACCAACGCTCACGCCCATTGAACCCTTGTGTAGTACACGCAAGTCCCAATCAACGTAATTGTGTGGCTTATCTACAATCTTCTCCGTCTTGTCCTCTCCGAAGAGAATGATGGATGCAGACTTAGCGATGGCATCTCGGTTGAGTGAAGCGTACTTCTGTGCGAAGATTTCCATCTCCTTGTAGATGTCAAGGACTACACCTCGCATTATCGTGCCGTCAGGACGTTCAAGGGAGGAGATAATGTCGGATATGACCGACTTATCCTCTGCCGTTGAATACTCACGTACGACATCTGATACAGCGTTGGAGTAGACTCTCTTTGCGCTCTCTTCTGCAAGGTCATTTCCTCGCTTTAGAAGGAGACCTCCGATATTACGGCTACCGCTATGGATGACGATGTAGTGTTCACGCACTCCCGAGATTTCATCAAGATGTTCTCCAATCTCAAAGAAGTGGTTTCCACCACCAAGGGTACAGAAGCTACGCTCAAAGAGCATCTTCTTCTCCTTGTCGTTATCTATTAGATCGTAGCATTCAAGAGCGTCTAATGCTTCCTGAATGTACATCTTCTTCCCGAAGTCAAGGACATCCTTCATATTCTTTGAAAGCTCAAAGAGCATTTCCTCGGTGACGTTAGGGATGCGATATACCGAGACACCGCACCCTGCGTCAGCCGAAATGATTGATGGATGGAAACCCTTGACATCGGAGAAAGTCAAAGCGAGACCAACGGGAGACAGCCCCATACAGAAATGAGCATCAGGTAGCAGGTGAGCTGTTTGCTCCTCGTACGTTTCCATACCGAGGAGGAGGTTAGCCTGAGCCACTGCCTTATCTTCAATATCGCTGTACGTGGTATAAAGAGTGCCACTTCCACGATAAGTAACTCCAACTTCTGCCATTTTCTTTTTGTTATTTGGTTAGGATTAGTGTTATACTACAAGGACAGCTTTCCTTCGGGGTCAATTATTGTACCGACTATCATATTTCTACGACTTTCTACGTTCGTCTTGAGGACGAGATTATCCAGCACCTTCTTACTTCCGTACTTCTGAGAGAGCGTTCCGAATGCCTGAGAGGCGAAGCTGGCAGGGATGCCATAGACGTTGTCCATATTGACAATGAGCTTCTCGCCATTCTTGAGGCTTTCTTCAAACCTTGGAAGGAGAAGCGTCTCGTAGAATAACTCACCTGAGTGAGAACCATCGGACTTGTAGCGACCGCCAGGAGCATCGGTGAACTCCTTGCTAAAGTTTATTTCCATATCTTATGTTTTTGTATGTTCTGTTGCTCAAAGATAGGCATTAAATTACCATTCTCCAAACGCTTCTGCCTTCTCGTTCATTCTCTTCACTTTACGTTGGGCGGAACGTTCTCGTCTCCATTCGCATAGCGAGCAATTACATCTACCCATAGAGACATGTTTATGCTTGTACACACGAACGTAGTGTAGGTTCTTTCCACGGATTTCAGCTAAAAGTCTACCATGGTAATGGTACATCTTATAGCCACTTCCACGACATACTTTTTCAGTGCCCCAATACCTATCTCGTTCAAATGGGATAGATAGTTCGCCATCGGTCAGTGCCTTACGCTCTAAAGTCTTCTTCATATGTGTTGGGTCGTTTGTATATCTGAATCAAAGATAGCGAAAATAATCTTTCAAAGCAATAGCGGAAAGACTACGTATGGCAATCTCTCCGCTATCATTTATGGTTGCCAAGGTGTACTTACTCGTCAAAAGCACCTCCTCGGTACAACCCTTCAAAGTTATGACCGACACGCAAGTCCTTGGGAGTCCATTCTTGAATTTCTTTCACCTGACCATTGGCGATTACGTAAAGGTCTTCCTTCGCTCTTTCGCTTCGGAAGTATCTCGTATCAATAGGAGCTACGATTAACTGATTTGCCCTATTCTCAAGGAAGGTGAGAATGGCTTGATGCTTGGTGATGTCGTTGATGAACGGAAGGTCATCAACGTAGATAAGCGAATACTTCTCGTCTTCAAAGAAGTGTCCACACCCCACGCTATTAACCAAGAGATACAAGTCCACAAGTCTCTTGTTTGCACACTTGAAAAATGGTAGTACAACCCCATTCTCCTTAAAGTACAGCTCGGAGTTTATCTTTACGAAGTCCACTTCGTAGCCGATGCAACTGACAAGGAACTCTTCAAAGCCTCTAAGGAACTCATCGGAAGGAAGCAACTCGTCCTTCAAGTCCTCGGCTCTCATTGGAAATCTCTCCTTGCAGTTCTTGATGAAGAGCATTGACTGAGCGAAGTCTGAAATATCTTTTAGGACTTTATCTTTCTTGTCTTCCGAGATTGGGTACTTGTTAGTCGTTTCGTCTACCATCACGTCATAAATCTCACCATCGTATACCTTATATCTGTATCGGTAGATTGCGCTTAGCACCGAGTCGCATAGCTCATAGCAAAACTCTACTGCGATTGATGAGTTTGCATAAGAGTACATACTCTTTGGGCGGATGATGCTTTTGTTGAAGTTGTAGGCAATATCAAAGAGAGCTTCACCAAGGTTGGTGCGACCTGCACCTTCCTTCCCAAGGATAATTGCCAGCCCCTTGGATTCGGTTGTCTGCTCTCTCTTGTCTGTTAGGTCAAAGGTGATTTCATCCTTGAAACCCTTGAACCCCTTGACGGAGAACTTTAGTAATTCCAGCATGTTGTATGTTATTTTGAGAGTTAATTCTTAGACAAAGGTAAGAAATCCTTTTGAAAACAAAAAGGGCGGACACCTATTACAGCATCCGCCCCTCTCTTTGAATTATGACACGTTAGGCAATTCAACTCGTAACCCCAGCAGGGCTCGAACCTGCGACTCGCACATTAAAGGTGTGCTACTCTACCAACTGAGTTATAGGGTTTTATGCGGTGGTCTTATCACCGCTTCATCTTCCTGAAGGACTTTTTCTTATCAAACCCGTGCGAGACTATCTTTCCATCGTTTGATTGGCTTGATTCTTTGTCTTTCTTTAAGGAAGAGAGGTAACTATATATTGCAAGATAAACTTCCTCTTGGTCTAAGAACCCAAATCCGTTCTTTCCTAAGAAGAAGTTCGTCTTCAGGCGATAGAATGACAGCTTGTTAAGAGCGTCATCAGCAACAGATGTGATATACTCGTCATCTGAAATACCCGAGATTTTTTGATGTATTCGTTGACCCCAAGGAACTGAAGCCATATATAAGGAGATAATAGCATCATCTCCTTCAATCCTTTTGTCAAAGCATTCAAACGATGAAATCAGCTCATTGTTAATCGTAAAGTTGTCGTAATCCTCAATGCTTCTCACGAGGAAATACTTATAGCCAACCTTTAGCAGGCAATGGTGGATATATACACCACTCTTTGGTGATATATAGCAAGCCTTACAATGCTCCATCTCACAAATAGCCTTACTAAAGGAGTTGTCAAAGGACGTTCTGTCTAAGGTGATATTCTTATCCACTCCCCACTTGCCTACAAGGTAGTCGTAAGAGTCTTTTTCTTTGGAGATGATGTACATAATAATGATTGAGTTTGATGAAACTTATACCGAGTGGAAGTGGCAGGACTCGAACCTGCGAAGCCGTTAAGACGATTGGTTTACAGCCAATTGCAATTGCCACTATGCGACACTTCCATTGATTATAATAGCTATCCTACACTACGTAGGGTCTCCAGCCCCTATGCTGGTATGCTAAGCCTCGCATCTCTTTATTGTATCTTATGCGCAATCAACACAATAAAGTCTTATGCTACGCAACGTCACCCCACCTTCGTCAAGGTCGTTCTCAGCAACATTTCACTGCACCAATAGCTATGCGTTGTCCATCCTTGACTCGAACAAGGAACAACAGAGCCAAAGTCTGTCGTGTTACCATTACACCAATGGACAAGACCTCCAAATCTCAAATTTCATACTAACAACTTACAAAGTTATTGCTACAATAATCTGAGTGATAGGAGTGTATATAAAAAGAGCTAACGCTTTCATCCTTTAGGTACGTTAGCGGGGAAGATTTGTCGTCCCACCTAAGGTTCGTGATAGTTGTAGCTACCCAACCTCCCTCGTATCCGCCAACCATTCGGTCGTGCATCCAATGCTTAACACCTACAAGTGTTACGAGTGCCCGTGTACCCCATGCAGGATTCGAACCTGCGCCACCTTTTCAGGTAATCTCTCCCACCGAGCTTATGGAGTTCCCATATTCCCCAGCTTATGACGGAAGCTGTCGCAGTTTATGGAACTTTTTCTACCGCACTTAATACTGACCAAACCCGCATGCATGCTAACCTAAGTGATAAGTTTCTGATTTGGTCAGGGTAGACTTTCCTGCTACCGAGGGGACATTACCTTGAGTTTATAGTCACACAACATCCCAAAACGGACTTAGTACACCCACTCAGATTCGAACTGAGATTGGCGGTTTAGAAGACCGCTGTCCTATCCATTGAACGATGGGTGCATAATAAGCGGAGGATGAAGGATTCGAACCTTCGGTACGTTTCCGTACGCCTCGTTAGCAATGAGGTGCATTCGTCCACTCTGCCAACCCTCCGTTTTATCATAGTAAGCTAATCCAACTTATCCCAAAGGTTCTCAGGAGTAAACAAATCAGCTTCTCTGAATTTAGTCTTATATCTGTAAACATTATTGTCTCCGTCAAACTCCATGCAAATGTACACTTCGTCATTTTCAACGGAGACATATGCAGAATATGGTCTCTTCTTTCCCATAAGGGAGAGAACCTTGTCTTTATCGTAGACAAACATCTCGGTGAAGTTGCGGACTTCGTCTCCATCATTCCACTCAACGATATAGAACTTTCCATCCAGCCAAGCTAAATCTCTCCACATTGCCCGCTTATCCATAAATGGGAGAAGGTCAAATGGGTATATTTTGTGTGTGTACTTCTCCTTGTTTACATAATCTACACAAGAGCGACCATAGCAAGATAGGTGAATCAACTCAAGGCTCTTGTCTTCAGCTTCTATAGAGAAATTTTGATAAGTTGTAAACCAAGGGTCATCATCAAAATCATTAGCAAGATAATTCTTAGCCTCCTCTTCGTTGTGCTTGCACACTTCGTTGTACGTATATCGGTTTCCATTGATGACATAACCACGTTCGTCATCGGGTAGCCTGAATACATTTATCCACATATCTTTATTCGTTTAGAGTGAAATTCTGTTATCTCACCAAAGAAGTGGGTGAAGCAATACTATAAACCCTAAACGCTCCTGATAGTAACCCACAGACATCCCGACTTCGTGGTCTTACCACTTGGAGTTTTAGCTTTTCAGTCGGTGTCATGTCTCTTTAATGAGATAGACTTTCTTGGTAGTCTGACATGCTACCGAGGTTGTGCTTTACCTCTCATTTAGCGCACTCCCTAAAATCAAAGTGCAAACGAACGTATAGGATGCTTGTTCAATATCCCGATACCTGTGTGACACCGCAACCTATAATAAATGCCAATCACAGATAGCTACTATATATCGTTTCAAGTAGCACCAAGTCGGAGTTTCTGCGGAGAAAGAGGGATTCGAACCCCCGAGCCCTTTCAGACCTTCGGTTTTCAAGACCGATGCAATCGACCACTCTGCCATCTCTCCAATGTCGGTTCTGTATTTCTTAAGTATGAACATGATTACCGATATGCCCCGAACCGACAAAAGGCATCCGTGTGTGGTAGAACTATTTATGTCCGAGTTATATACGCATCGTAACCATATCGCAAATCGTCAAAATACATGCTTAAGTATCTGTAACACCCACTTATAGTTAGATATGCGTAATAGTCTGAGGTAGAATTGTAGTCGCCATTTTGGTAGCTATAACAAGCATCAACGAATTTGTTTATAATCCGTTCCAACTTGGCAATGGTTTCGTCAACCTCCTCAGGTGACTTCCAACGTAAACTACTTAGCTTCACTCCCATAATGAAATCATTGATTTCTCGTTGATTCCTTTTTATCGTGAGACTAAGCTCGTAGGGAGCATCGTAAGGGTCTTCTTTGAGGGGTTCACGGGTCTTTGTGGTTGCTATCTCAACTTCAAACATCGGACTCCCATTATAATCTAATGTCTGCGAAGATTGGTATATCTTGACATTCGTCTTGTATGCCCCTCTTTTAAGACCTTCGTAAAATTCGTTTGGGCTAATCATAAGTCTTGTTGTTTTAGCATCGACTCCTTTACCCCAAGTTCACTTTCGGGAATATCAATAAGGATTGACAAGAAGAAATCACCACTCTTGGTCTTCAATAGTGTTGCACTTCCGATGTTGTCCTTGTATTTCTGCAAGCGTCCGTGGTATAGGTCAGAACAACTAAATTTGAGGTTCTGAATGGAAGTGGTAAGCGTAATACATTGGGTCTCAAACGTGTTACACTTTGGGAATGCACCACGGAGTAACAAGACTGACTGATTATCCTTCTTTGACTTGAACTTTGGAAAGCCATTGTTCTGTTTGAAGAACTTTTGATAATCATCATCCATTTGGTTAATGGCTTGATTCATCACATGCGCATTCTGTTCTCTCAGCCAATCATATTGCTCGTCCTTTAACAATACTTCGTGAAACCACTTGGACAAATAAGCGGCGCTTAGGTTCGTCTTGTCGGCTTCATAAGCCTTCTGTTTTTTATCGAGCATGTAATTATAAACAAACCTATAAGCACCGAGAACCTTGTTGAGTTCTTGCTCCTGCTCATTGTTTGGGTATAATCTTACTTTGATTGCTCTTAGCATAGTTGTTATGTTTTATGTTCGTTAATTATCGCTCTGTTCAAATGAAAAGCAGAATTTAGTCATCCTACTCGTTTTTTTGACAGATTCATTTCCAATCACCCAATAGGATAAACCATGATTAAGTGGTAGAGTGGAGATGGAGGGAATCGAACCCTCGTCCAAACATAACGTCAAAAAGGTTTCTACACGCTTATCTCATCTTGATTAAGACGGCACTTCATTATGAGCATCGGTTGCCGAATTTTCCCTGCTTAGTCCACCTCTGATTAGCAGGAGTAGTCTGAGGTGGTCGCTCCGATTTCCGACACCCTATTGAATGCACCTCAGAGCTTGAACGCATTCAGGATGGTCGTGGGTTAGTTTACTTCTTCAAACTAAGCGGCGACACGGAAATAGTCGTTGCCAACTAAAAGTTTTGCCTTTTGATTAAAGTGTGTAAGACTCACACTGCGTGCTTGCTTTGCAACTGCTACGCTGTCAAAACCAGACATCCCCATTTGTTGAAAGCACTATGCTGGAATCGAACCAGCCTTACGGAGGCGAGTGTTCTTACCGATAGACTAATAGGATGAAAAACACCCCATACTCGGAGTCGAACCGAGTCTTTCTCTTTCGTGTTATCCGTGCCCTAACCGATAGACGAATAGTGCTTTATGTCAATAGCTCAACGTCAAGAGTGAGACCCAACCCTCCGTACTCAACAGACTTTTATCGTACGGAGGGCGAGACTCTCGTTCAACAACATTGGCGAATGTTGAGCTCCCTATTGGACTTGAACCAATGACCGCCTGATTACAAATCAGGTGCTCTACCTACTGAGCTAAGAAAGCAGTTGAGCCCTATGATGGAGTCGAACCATCCTACTCGGTTTTGCAGACCGATGCCTAACCGATTGACTAATAGGGCAAATCAAAGAGTTGCGGGAGTAGGATTCGAACCTACTACCTTTGGGTTATGAGCCCAACGAGCTACCACTGCTCCACCCCACTATTGCGGAACGTACGAGACTCGAACTCGTGACCACCTGCGTGACAGGCAGGTATTCTAACCAACTGAACTAACGTTCCATTGTCTGTCAGGCATTGCGCATATACTCAGTACTCGTACGTACATGAAACACTCTTATATACGCATCACGCTTCAGCCTGGGGAGCGGTCTTTTTGTACGATGTGGAAGACGTTCCACTATTACCAGCCTACCACGACAGACGATATGGTAGCTCTTTTACGTTGTAGAGTATGATATTGCAAAGGGTAGCTAACCTCCACAATTAACATCAAGCTGGTACGCTTCTCACGTAGTAGTGACGGCTTTTCCAAGCCTATCCGTGAGACTTCATTATGTTAGTTATTATCGCTCTCGCTGTTCAAACGAAAACCCATCACGTGGGTCAATGAACACTACGCTTGAATCTGCCTCATCGGGTCGGTCGTAGTGCGAGCAGACGGAGGTGTCTACACGAATTGCGTGTAAGATTTCGTCTCGGAAGGTGTCAAGCACGATGTTTCGTACTACACCCGAGTACATTTCGGTGAACAGCCCTTCAAGTCGTGACTGACGAGAGCGGAATGCTTCAAGCTCTTCTGCTTGTCGGGCGATAGTACCCTGAAGGTCTTCAACGACTTGGCGCTGTTCACGTACTTGGTCGTTGTGACGTTGAATCACCTCCTGATGCTGTGCAAGGGTGATACGCCCACGGAATGGGATTTCGAAAGTTTCCATTATGATAACTCTTTTTGAAGATTAAAAATTAGTACTCTATGCGGGAGTTGAACCCACCTTTCAAGAATGAAAATCTTGCGTCCTAACCGATAGACGAATAGAGCATCAGGAGCTTCGGTACTTCTCAGTGCCTCCGCTCCAAAATTAGTAACTATGAGATTTGTGAACCAAAACCAGACCGCAAGGCAGGTAATGAACCTGCTTCCCGACTTGTCGGTGCTTTATCTTATAAACTACTTGCGGGCAACCAATTAAACCATTAAAAGCAACTACATCATGGACTGCAAACATCCTAAATGATTGTCTGCTTCGGGCTTCGCGGAGGAATGGCTTTCCTAAAGGACAGCTCTTACTTCCCCTCCGCCCGTGTAATCGGTAGTCCCTACCGATGGATTAAAACCCGTTCCGAAGGCGAGAGTCGAACTCGCAAAACCTGCCTTCTAATGGCAGTATGTATGCCAATTCCATCACTTCGGAAGGTTGGTAGATTTACCTGGATTTTAACCAAGAACCCCCTTGGAACTTCCAAGGACTCTAACGTTGAGCTACAAACCTACCATTTGAAAAATGCGGACTTACATGGAGTCGAACCATGAACCCCTTGGTTAACAGCCAAGAGCTCTACCATTGAGCTATAAGTCCTCAAGGTTGGATTTGAACCAACACCTCCTCGGTTAACAGCCGAGGTGCTCTACCATTGAGCTACAAGCACCCGTTCGTTGTTGGATTTGAACCAACATCTCCTTGGTTAACTGCCAAGGTGCTTTACCATTAAGCTATGAAAAACGGATGAAACCAGAGAAAAATGGTTAGTATGGATGGCAGGACTCGAACCTGCGACCTCTGCATCCCAAATGCAGAACGCTACCAACTGCGCTACATCCATATCAGAAGCTAACGAACGTGCTGGTTACACCCTACTATCACGTGGGTAGTCATCGGAATTTCACCGACTCCTTTCTGTAGCTTCTCTTATTGTATCATCAAGAATGTCAAAGAACGAGGTGGGTTTGTCATCTCCCACACCACAAAGGTAGTGATAGTTTTTAAATCCACCAAATCTTGATGAAAATTTCTTGTCCGAGGTTCTCAGCCTCGGTTGAATTGCTAACAATGTCAAAGAACTCAGGTGAGCCGTATTGTTCGTTCACATTGCAAATGTAGGAAGGATTTTTTAATCCACCAAATCTTTCGGAGAATTTTCTCCTGCTGGTTGTGACGAACCACCTGCGTTAGGGTTCTCAACGTCCTTTGTATCAGGCGTTTTGCTATCTGATTCTTCGTCAGATTTTTTTTCTGCGTTACGTGCTTTCTCTTCGTTCCTCTTGACCTGCTCCTTTCGGATTAGTTCAAGTTCGTTGTTTGCTTTGAGCACTTCGTTGTTGTATGTCTTACGGGCTTGGGCTACTCTCGTATCTATTGCAGACACCTTTTGTTGAAGGTCTACATCGGTGATAGGTATATTGCCGTGCCCTGCTGTATCATCAGCCTCAAAGAGCGGTTTGCTCTTTGGGCTTTCCTTGATGGTTACTTTATACTTCTTGTTTGCCATAGTCGTTTATAGTGCAGGTTCACCTGCTGTATCTGCTCCCGTATCAGCTCCTCCGAGGTCTCCACCCGTATCGGGTGCGCCACCGAAGTCACCACCACCTAAGTCTCCTCCTGAGCCTCCAACATCAAATCCACCTCCGTTGTCAAAGTCTGCGATACCGCCACCAAAGGAATCCATCTGACCGAATCCACCTCCGTTTTGTGCTTCGCCTTCTTCTTTCATCTTCTCCTGATGCTTCTTTCTTGCTTCTCTTGCGGCATTCAACTCAATCATATCATCGGCTGATAGGTTGAGGAATTTACTTATTGCAAAGCTGGCAGGTATGTAAGATGAATCGTTCTCCTCTTGGATGGTAAGGAGGGAGTTGATATACTCAGAAGCATTCTTAAGTCTTTCGCTCTCCTTCATATCTACGAAGATGTTCTCATCAATGAACTCAATGGTCGTTGCGGCTTTGAGCTTCACGTGCTTTGCGTACTCAGGGTGCATAAGGGCGAACTGAATCCAAGTTGGCTTGATAAGTATCTCCTTGAAGATGACCCTAAGGCGGTTGATGAATCGGTGGAAGTTATGCTCTTCGTGCGTGATGGACGAACTGACATCATATGGGTTCGCCATGCCCTTCCCTACCGAGTTAGGGAATCTGTTACGAGGTATCTGCGTATCTTGGATGAACCTATCCCAAAAGTATTCAAGCGTTTGGGTTGAGTTCATATCGTACCCGTCATCACCGATGGAAGATACGTCCGTTGTCCCTTGTGCGTTAGATGGGAATACCATCGTCTTGGCGAATGGGAACTTCGCTCTGCTGTTGTAGTTCACCTCACCACTCAGCGAGTCAATGCTGATGTCTTCCTTGTAGAATGCTTCAAACTGAGCAAGCTCTGTACGCATCTTCTGTGGAGGCATTGAGCCCATAGGTACGACAATCTTCGTACGCTTCTGAGCATTCATCAAATTCCAAATGACACGAGACCCTTCAAGCTGGTTGAGGATGTTGTACGACCTTGATAGGCGTTCAAGGTAAGATACATTTAAGTTGTTGTACTTACCTGAGTACGAGATGTAGATGATATTTGAGTCGGGAATTTCAATAGCCCCTCCTGACGTTTCTTGTATCCATACCTTAACGTCCCCTACACCTTCTACCTTCTTAATCTTAGTATACAGCGTAGTTGGGTCAAGTTGCTTAAACCCTGCTATACCCGTAGCCTTCATTATGCCATTCTCGGTGGTATATTCGTAGATGATTTCAAATGCGAGGATACCATCAATGAGGAAGGACTTAAAAAGATTCCAAGCGTCATCAGATACGTGGAAGTTGTATATACGATACACTTCACGGAAAGCCATCACGAGACCATCCAGCACTTCCGACTTACGACCTTTATTGTCAGGCTTGATGACACTTGATAGGAGCTTAATATCCAAGTTGGCAAAGTACCCATTCGTATCGTAGACGATGGCTTCATTGGATATAATATCAAGACACGTCTCAATCGTTGGGTTCTTGGCAAAGTCCCTGAGCTGTTGTCTCCTTACGGAGTATCTCTTGTCGTAATATGGGATATACTCATCTTGACCAACAACGTCTGCGTATGGGTTTAGGTAGATATTATCGTTACCCCCATACATTGAGTTGAATGAGTTGAGTGCCGTATTAGATGTCTCGGTAGAACCCTTTGCGAAAGAGTTTTCAATGAGGCTGGTGTTCCACCTTGCAGACGTTGATGATAGGTCTACGAGGTTGCGTGCCTTAGCTTTCTTCTTGTCTCCTCCGTCACGAGCGTGTTCTTCTGCGTAGACAGCATATATAGGAGAACGCCTATCCTCTCTGTTCTCCCTTGATGGGTATATGTATTTGATTTTCCTTGCCATAATAAAAGCTCCTAACTAAGAAATAGCAGGTGGGTAAGATATTTACCTATCTACTTATTTTAGTTAGGAGCTTAAAGTATGTTTTCTGAAGCCTATAAGTAAACCTTCTTATGGGTCAGAGGGAATTTCCTATCCTTGTAAATCCCGTCTCGTTCCTTTGCGTGCTTCATCAGGTAGCAAGAGGAGCGACTTGATGGGACTTTTTCTCCTTTAGGCTTGTAGTTCAGGTTGTCCCTGAAGTCGTAAAGGATGACCTTCTCCTTCCCCTTGAAGAGACGCATACCACGACCAAGAGCCTGAGCTACGATACGTTCGCTCTTGGTTGTCTCCACGAGGAAGATATACCAAAGCCTTAGCAAGTCCACACCTTCAGAGAATGTGCCAAGCGTAGCAACGAACACGGAGTTGTTGGTCTCGTCCTTCTCAAACTCTTCCTTCATCGCATCACGTTCAGCGACACTCGTACTTCCGTCTACGTAGTATATGGTCTTGTCGGTATTCTCCTCAAGCCATTTGACGATTTGATTTCCGTAGTCACCCTTAACGTCAGAGAAGAGGACAAGGGTATTCATATCTGCACTTGCGATGCAGTTGCAGATGTACTCAAGTCGTTTATGCGAAGCTCGGATGTACTCACGCTCTTCGTTGTACAGCATTGATGCCATTCGTGTATCACCCGTAGGGCGCATCATTCGGTGGTTGTACAAGTTGGTAAGACCACCATACGTATTGTCGTGGACAAGCTCAATGGCTTCAACCTCAATGGGAGTTGCTTTCTTCTCTTCGTTTATAAGTTTATCGCTCGTGAGGGTATATACGATTGGACCCATGTACGACTGAGAGGTGAAGGATTCAATCGTTCCCTTCTTCTTGTGCGGTGTCCCCGATAGCCCTATCTTGTATCGTGCATTCACGCAACGACTAAAGACGACCTGCATACCCGATGCAGTGATATGCTGACACTCGTCACCAACGACAGCCGTGACCTTTCGGAAGAACTCTACGTTCACCTTTTGAAGGGATTGGAATGTCCCGAAGACGATGTTGCACTTGTCTCCCTTGAACTTAGCTACAGGCTTGCCTCCTCCGACAAGTTCATACTTCCACTCCTTTTTGTATGCTGGGTTAATCTTCCCATCATAAAGGACGAACTTCTCCATTGTCTGAGTGGCGAGCGCACCGCTTGGGACAACGAAGACCATCTTGGTTTCGTCAAGGTGGTCAAGCATATACTTAAAGATAAGATAGCTCGTCAGTGTTTTACCAGCACTCGTGGACATCTCGGCTACGCACCTTCGGTATCTCAGCACGGCATAAGCCGCATCCTTCTGATAACCATATGGTTGTATCTCTGAACCTTCAAAGAGGTCTGATACGTATTTCTCAAAGTACTCCTTCGTGATTTGCGTATCAATGAGAGTTGGTAGGAAAGCATCTGAAAGGGATACCTCTTCCTTATATTCGGAAGCAAAGTTGTAAAGCTCCCTCCATAGTCCCGAGGAAACGATGAGGTTCTCGCTCATAAACGATTCCTCCACGGGGATGTTTGGGTTGAGCTTCCTAAGGATAAAAGCATCCTTTCGTTCAGCCGTCATATAGGATAAGAGCTGAAACGTCTTATGCTCCTGAAGGTCATCTACTTTAATGTACTGACCATCGTTTGATATTTTTAACAGCATTGTTCATCTGTCTTGTTATTAAAAAATGTTCGCCATTTCAAACACAAAGGCAAGAAACAGCGAACAAATATACAAATATGGTTCGGTTATTTAGGGTTTCTCAAGGTGAACACCCAAAGATGACCTGCATCTTCTTCTGCGCCCTTACCCGTGTGGGCTTGCGCAATCCTTGGTGAGATAGTAACCGAAGAAGTGAAGTTATCCCTCCATTTGTAGGAGAGGCGAGTCCTCTCAAGGTTGATTAGAGGTCCAACGGGGTAGTCCTCTCCAAGGTCTATCGTATATGGAGATATTTCCACCTCGCCCTTAATCTTATCCTCCTTGACCTCGGATACGCCTACAACCTTATACGTCAGCTGTTGCTTGAGTTCATCAAGGGACATCGTAAGCTCCTTCGCCTTCTTAGCCGTATCTACCGAAGCCTTCTCCTCGTCTTGGAAGAGGTATCCATTAGAATGGGCGTGCTTATTGGAAGGTATCTTCCTAAACATCCGAGCGAAAGGAGAGGACGTGAGCGGAGAATGGCTCTCCTCATTGTTCCAAAAAGACCTTGCCTTCAGCTCGTCATCCGTGAAGAGCGGGATGTTCACATCCAAGTCAAGCTCAACCTTTCCGCCAATCTTCTTGTACACCTTCCCATTGTAAACTACCTCATTGGAATGTCCTACGTTTATCTTATTCCCATTGAAGGTACGCTTTGGATAGTCAAGAGTTAGTAGCGTCTTGTTGGTCTCCGAGATAGGCTTAATGGAGAAGTGCGTATCGTCATCAAAAAGCGAGCTTAGCGTAGGTAGCATAAACTCATTTGAGAACGTACCACCTGAGGTGAACATCCTATTGGTAAGGTATGGCTTAATGTAAATGGAAGTAGTCTTATCAACTCCATTGAAATCACCCCAAGTCGTATATTGGTCGGGGATGCTATTAAGCTCTTTTGTCGTTAATTGATTAACTCCTATCTCAATAGGCATCACCGAATAAACGCCCCTTGAAGATACAACGCTACTCTTAACGTACCTACCATACATTGCGCTCTCCTGGGTTATCCCTGACGAGAGGTCTACGCTCGTTTCGTTCATAAGAACGGGTTCTTCGTTAAGGTAGTTGAATGTTTTGATTACGTCATACTTAGGGTCAAACGATATGCTCCCGCCATCATCAACAGAAGGAGAGAAGAACATCATTCGGTCTACGCTTATAGGTAGTTCAATATCCGCATATGTCGGGTTGTCCATCTTGAGCTTCAGCGATATGTTCACCTCGCTATGTTCTACAAGATAGTTCATCGTAGAGACGATGATAAAGAACCCACTTTCATACCTACCATTCCCAAGAGTTGCGATAGAGGTTATGTTCTTCATATCTCGCTCTTGGCTCATCAGACCAATCTGATGCGCTACACGTTCAGTGGTCACGTCCTTATCACGCACTGCGGGACTTTCGGAGATAAGCATATCAAGGATATTCTTCGCAACCTCCTTGCTCATTGAAGCGTCAGCGTTCTTTTCCCTGAGGATAGCGAATGGAACGCTGTCGTTCATAAACTCGGTGATGGAAGCCTTACCCTTTGCAATTCTTACTGCATCCCCCTCAGGTATGATGACGTTGTTTTCCGCCACAAGAGAAATGGAGACCTGCATAGGTTCTTCGTCTCCTGCTTGCGAGAACTTGTCCTTAATAAATGGAGATACAATCTTTCGCTCACCATAGGCTACCGATTTGTTCATCTTACCAACACCATTGGACAAGCTACCATCCGACAACATAAATGGACTGATGTTTCCAAGTCTACATAGCGTTGCTACGTAAACCTGAGACCTCTCCATATCCTTTGCTATGCGAGACCAATTAGTAGGGTCTAAGTTTGAGAACGTGAGTGTGTTAGATATGTCTAACATATTTGAACTCAGGTTCTTATTCTTATCCATAGCGTTCATAAAACGCTTATCAACCCCTTCAAAGGAAAGCGTAGGCTTTCTTCTTTCGTCCTCGTAGAATGGCTGAGAGATAGACCAATCGTATGTCCTACCACCATCCGTTGTAAACGATATATTGAGCACTCGCTTTGAACCTTCTTCAATGCTTTGATAGAATCGGTTTGTACTCAGCAAGGCTTCCTTCTCGTTCGCATACTTGGTTGGTATGTTCTTCCCGTAGATATATGGGATTGCAACGCTATTATCAAGGTAGTATGGCTGTCTGAAATGGACGAATGTGTTGTGCGTAATGTTGGATAGGTTCACCTTTTGAACGCCTGAGTACACCCCATCAGCGTAATACAGCGGAGCATTTGCCTTGACATCCTTTGCGATAGGTACATCAACTCCGTTAATCTGAACCTTTACAATCCTATCGTACAATACCGAGCCGTCAGAGTTTTTAGCCGTTGGGAAGAAAATCTTCATCAGCTTTTGGTCTGACATAGACGTGGTAGCACCATCAACAGCTGGGATGATATTCCTCTTTAGCGAGGTATCAATAAGAGTAGAAGAGTCCGTAACAAAAAACAATGCCCCTTCGGACTTATTCATAAACTGCTGTATGGGTACAAGTTTTATTGTACCTTCCTTGAGTTCTACTCTCGCTCCTCTTTCAATTGGTCGTTTGAAGATGCGCACGCCATCACTGAGTACAAAAGGAACGATGGAGAACGTTATATACTGAGAATTATCAGCTGTGACATCTCGGTAGAGTTCCAAGATGTCATTCTCCTTCATCTCTATGGTGTAAACCTTTGACGGGGCTATGTCGTAAAAGTCCGTTGGCTGTACGACAAACTTTCCCTTTGACGTATTAACAGCCATAACTCGTACCCCACCCGATATTGAAGACACTGCACTTGGTGATATTGCAAATGAGATACTGCTATCATCCCCGTGAATGTAGATGCCCACCTTGCATACGGGTTTGTCTTCATATACGTAAGGCAGTTTACTTGTTACGTACTCGTCAAAGTCAATCGGGAACACGCACTCCTTAGCGGTCTCTGAGGACACAGCCTTATCAAGGCTTTTCGTCTCGTAGAGCTGATACTCGTTAAGAGACTTTTTTACGTGGAGACCCTTAACGTCAAGGGTAATCCCGTTGTTGTTACTTCCAATTCGGAAGGAGCGTAGGTCAGTCTCAAGAGTAATAAAGTTGCTTCCTGATATGGCTATCGTCCTATCCTTGCTAATATCAACATCAGCGACAGCACCCCTTGATAGAAGCGGTAGCGATGAAAATCTGTTAGCACGATAATCCAAGATATTGATAAACTCCGATGCCGAGAATGCAGGGTTCTCCCTTTTGTAATGACCGATACGACCACTATCAACACGACCTGCATTACTAATCCCGACTAATGAAGAAACGCATATCCTCCCATTGCGATGCCAAATGCTATCGCTAATGAAGTTCGGTGTATCTTGCAGAATACGATTGAATGTCTCAGCGGAAATATCCTCCATAGAACCATCAACCTTAACCTTCTTCAGACCGACACCAGCAAGAACAAACAAGTCGTCACCCTTTGCGATATTGGGCTTCAGCATCATCTTCTTGCTGAGCATAGCCCTGAAATCCACGTTAGAGTAGAAGTAGTGCCTTGGATTACCATCAATAGGGATAAGCATCTCTTGGGTTGGAGTCACCCCGTATGGGTATCCATACACGTAATATGGTGAGTTAGGTGAGTTCCATTCGTATAGCTTGGAGCGGAGGACGCTGAAGACATCCGACCTAATCG